CGCCTTCTTTAACATCTTTATTTGCCATAAGTTTTGAAGCCGCTTGTCTTTCATCTGGGCTTAATGCTGTGCCTTTTGAAAGTTTATCTTTGATTGGTGCTGTTGCTTTGTCTAGTATCGGATTAGGTGCACCTCCCATATTATTTTGTGTGTATTCTCTAATTTTTTGATTAACAATATCTAACATACTTTGGCTTTTTTGATAATCATGATTTTTTAATTCTTGTCCAAAATGTTCGTTTTTTGTAATCTCGTGAATTTTAGTTCTAATTTTATTTGCGGTATCTTCTAGATCTTCTCTAGTAAATTTGCTTAAATCTATAGTTTGATTGAATCGTGATTCAAATTCTTTTAATAAAGATTCAGTTGTAATGGGTCTAGTTAGTTCTATGCTTTGCATTCCTAGTATTTATACATTAAGTTGAAAAGGTAGATTGGAAAATGTGCTGTATTCTAGCCTTGTATTCGTCCGCTAGATCGTGGGCAGATGTTAATTTGAATTGATATACCTCTACTTGTGCTTCGTCGCCTTCTTTACGGGCTTCTTTCATCATTCGTTTAGCATTAGTGATGTTGAATAATTGTGATGCAAAATGTATATCTAACTCTAATATGTTGCTAGGTTCATCGTTCCCATCAGCTATGTTATGAGCTACTAGAATTGCTGTTTGTTTTAAGTTAATATCGTTATATAAAATTTGTGCTGACACCATATCAGCAATAACATATACATAACGAGTACCTGTATGTTTTTTAGGTACAATTGCTATATTACCTATTAAGATTCCTTTTGCAAATTGTTTTGGTAAATGACGAAATGGTCTACGTTTTTCATCTTTTTGTGCCAGGACCGCAAGTTTCTTCTTGAGTCCATAAGCCTCTATTTGTTTTACCAGTTCTGGTTTATTTTTTAGATTCATCTACAAATTTTATATATCTATTTAAAGCATACTGTACGCCATCGTCAAGTTTTTTACGAACTAAAACACTTTTGTCTGCAAGTATTTTAGCAGTATTAATTTCTGTGGCTTCTAAATCTGTATTGCGAAATGATTCGCGTTGACTATATTTGTTAATAAAATTTACTTGTTCCACGGTAACGTAGACTCGTGCTCGCGATGCTATTTTTATATACATTTGTTATTTGTTGTGGTAATATTAACCAGGCATTTTCATTAAAAGAACTACCATAGTTGAAAGTAGTCCTGCTATAACCGTACCTGCCGCGGCTATAACTGTTTTGGAATTGGATTTGTGATTTGTTTTCATGTCTTCGCCAATTTTACTTAAACGAAGCTCGATATTAGATAGTCTATCATGTAGACCTTTGTATCGTTCGCTACATAAGTCCACGTGTGCTTCTAGGTTTTGTTTTTCTAACTCAGTTGGCATATATTTTAATTCTCGTTTTACATCGTCCAGATGTTTCTTTAGTATCAAGTACTCTGCCTGTATCATGCCTTAACTGCCTATGTTTGCCTGTGTATGCCTTAATCATGTTTATTTATTTTGAAAACCTTCATAGGTAAAGTACGTGTTTATCGTTTCTTCATCTTGCGTTATGAACGTATTGGTAGGAAATGTAGCAGTTTCTTTACAGAATGTTAGTATTGGAATTAAGTTGAAATCTTCTAAAAGGTGTCCAACATTTTTTGTAGATGTATCACCATAAACTTCTTGTTGTTCAACTTGGAAAGTAAATTTCCAAATCATATGTTTACTTTCATATGTTTTACCAAATTTTGTATTGGCTGTAAGATCGTGTGTTTTTTCAGGTGCATTTTCCCAGGTAATATTACCTCTCATTTGAAGTACTTGTATTAGAGTTGCAAAATTTGAATTTTGATTACGAGCTATGAATAACGATTGTTTATCGTGTACTAATTCGTTGGCTTTTGTTTTAAATGGAAAGTCGCCTTTTAATACGCCATTCTCAGTTATGTCTATTAGAGTGTGAACTGTAAATGTATACATTTGAGTTTATGATATTTACTTAAAGAAAAAAGGACGAACAAATAAATGCCCGCCCTCTCTAATTAGTACTTGCGTAATTACGCTGATACTATAAATTGTCCGCCTGCTGTTACTGTTGCCGCCGCAAAGTTATAAGAATCAACTGTTCCTATTGCTCTGATAGTAGCTTGTAAAGAAGCCGCGTCCCATTGTGAATTGTCAACAACTATGTTAACTAGTCCACCAGTTCCTTCTGAATCAAATGCTAAAACATTTATGGTTCTCGCCAATGCTTCTAAAGATGAACCTTGTCCACCTTTGCCTGCTAATGTTGTTCCACTACCGTCTCCATTGATTACGAAAAAACCTAAGTTTCCAGTATTGTATAGGGTTGCGTGTGCGTGTCCTATTCTAGATCCTGCTGGTATCGTTTGTCCTGCCATTTTAAATCCTCCTTGTTATCTGATTTAATGACTACAACTCCGCTCCGGAGTCAAGTTGCTTCTATTTAGTAAATGGTTTGGTAAATTTAGTAGTTATATATGAAAAAGGACGAACAAATAAATGCCCGCCCTTTTAAATGTTTTGCTAAAAACTCGTATCTAGTTGTTATTATACAGCTATTACTAAAGTTTTTGCTGTTACCGTGTTTCCAGAAAGGTCGATTGAATCAACTGTTCCTAATGTTCTGATAAGAGCTTGTAGTGTAGCTACTACTACCACGTCACTACCTTCAACCATGAAAGTTTGTTCAGTGTTAGAGTTACCTAGTGGTCCTGCCGCTAATATATTACAAGTCGTTTGAATTGTATTGTATACTGCTTGTTGAGCACCAGATGGTCCAGCTGAACCGTTTACTGCCGTTATGTAATCAACAGTGAAAAATTGTAGATCTTTACCTACAGTATTCGCTGGTACAGTTGTCGCCGCTGGGTTTACTTTTGTTTGTCCTGCCATTTTAAATCCTCCTTATTATCTGATTTAATGACTATGACATCGCTCCGATGTCAAGTTGCTTCTATTTAGTAAATGGTTTGGTAAATTTAGTAGTTATATTACTTTTTTAGCCATATTTCATCGTGTCTGGTGCGTTTTACGTGCTTGTAGCCTATTTTTCCTAAAACTTTTCTGCAACGTCTTACAATATCTATTCGTTTATCAGCCTTCATTTCAATGTTAATAACTGGAGAAGAGTTTTTAATTGTTTCAATTGCTCCACATAAAACTTTATATTCAAATCCATCTACATCAATTTTAATAAAGTCTATGTTTTTTAAATTAAAACTATCAAGGGTTTTGCACATAACATTACCTTGTTTTTCGTTTAACATTGTTGATTGTTTTTCTTGTGATGCAGTATGTTCCATATCGGATAATCCATATTGAAAAAGTTCTACATTGTTTTCTGTTATATTTTTATTAAAGCATTCTATAAAATTAGGATTGGGTTCAAAACAATATACTTGTTTAAACTTTTGTGCAAGTTCACGAGTCCACATACCAACATTACTGCCAATGTCTATACAGTTGTTCCAACGTTTAACATACCTTAATGCTGAAGTTCTATGTTCTTGTTGTGTTCGTTCGTTTTCTAATAAGGTAGGTTCAGTGTGCTGTCCATATAGCACCCAAAAATTATTGTTGGTAAAGGACATTATCTTCTGTTAATTTTTTTAGCTCTTGTGTGTATAGTTTGTAACAGTCTTATGAAAGTATATCCACCTTTAGCGATATCATCAATCATGTTTATAATTGGTGCGTATGCCGCCACAATTGGACCTGGTATTGATTTTCCTTGTTTTGCCAAATCAGCGGCCATTTTTGCTCGTCTTACGTTTTGTGCACCAACTAATACTCTGTAAGCATTCATTTCCTCAGGTCCCATTTTTACTCCTGGTACCGTAAGTTCAGCATCAACAACAGCATCTAGCTCTAAATCAAACTTGTCAGCAAATATTTGTGTTTGCTTTTGTAAGTCAGTTCCAGGTAGTTTTGCTCGTAAGGCTTGAAGTAGTCTAGTAGTGGTCATTTTTTTTCTACTAGAATCTAAATTAATAAAATCGGATATTGCTCTTCTTAAATTTTTATAATCTGAATTTGATATTCCTAAAGATGATTCTAATTTTGATAGAAATGCATAATCATTGTCAAGTGTTCGTAAATATTTTTTTATTGCTAATACAGGTACATTTAGTCTTTGTCTTAATGCTCCAGCTATGTTTTTATTAGCTAGTTTAATAGTAATACTAGGATCACCTGCAATTACGGCCAACATATTATGAAGGTCATTAGCAGTTGTTCGCACTCTATCAAAGGTGCCATATGTTAAAGTTTGAGCTGTATAGCTTTTAGCAAATTTTTTTGTTGTTCCAAAGTTTTTTAGTAATGCTAGTGTTAAAAAACTTAGATAGATTTTCTCACAAATCTCTTGAAATGTGTATCGTTGTAGGTCACTTTGTCTTCGTACGACTCGACCTTCAGCTACATACTGTAAAAAGGGTGTTATCATACACATATTTATAGCTATATGCAACGTAATTTCTTCTTAACTGATTTAATGAAAACAGGTGCTCACCATACGTATGAGCAGTTTTTGAGGACACATACTTTACCAAATCAAAAAATAGATTATACAGGAGAGTATTATACTCTACACAATTATGATTTAGATTCATATGATAGACGGTTTGCTTTAATTGATCGAAGGATACACAATGATAGAGTAATTGATAATGAAGAATATTGGACAGAGTTAAACAGAAGAGTTAAGCTATTACATAGTCAAGGATTTAAATTTATATTGGCAACGCCGTGGGAGTCTTCTGAGAATATACAAGAAAAGGGATTTGGATATACTGGAAAAAGCAGACGGCTAGTACCAGGAAAGGTAGAAGGAGTTGAGACATTTGAATGGACAGGTGGTGTTAGTTGGTTCTGGTGGTATATGTATGATAAACATTTAAATCATAAGTTCAAATTCACTCATGATCATTTTGGTAGTTACTGGTATAAAAAATATGATTTTTTGTATTTGAATAAGCAACCAAGAGACCACAGAGTTATATTATATAATAAATTATTAAAAGAAAATGTATTATCAAATAGTTTATACACTAATTGGCCAACTAGAAAGTTACCACCCGAGTACGAACTACCGTGGGCACAGAATTATCCACACTATGGTATGGATCAAGACATATATGAACAACCATATGTTGATACAGTTTGTTCAATAGTTCCTGAAACTAATGATAATGATACAGATGTATTCATGACTGAGAAAATATGGAAACCTATTATTGCTCAGCAAGTATTTGTAGTTCATGGAAATCATTTATATCTACAAAAATTAAGAGAGATAGGTTTTAAAACCTTTGGTTCTTATTTTGATGAGTCGTATGATTTAGAATGTGATAGAAATAAAAAAATAGATGCTATTGTTTCTTTGTGTAAGCATTTAAGAACAGTTGATTGGCAAGACATATATCGTCAAACAATTGCATTGAGACAACATAACTATGATACACTTTTTAATAAAGAAAAGTTAAGTGAGCAAATTAATAAAACGTTAATTAGCTTTACCGAATTTTTTGATAACGGACAAGTTTCTTCTTGAGAAGCCTAATCTATCTACAAGTTTAACAGCATTACCAGTCTTGTCAACAGCAACAAATCCTTCTGGATCAGTAACTTCTAATCCGTTATCTGTTTGTGCAAAAGAACCAATACTCATAGCTTGATTCATTTTCTTAAGTACAAATCCTTTTAGTAATTGAACTGACTTATAAAATGTTAACATCGCTTGTAATGGTCGTTGAACTCTAGCCATGAATATGGGCATCTGCTTCATCTTGTCTTGTCTTAATGCTAGAGCCTTTTGTGCTTTTAATCCTGCAATTTGTTGTTGCATTCTAGCTAGATAAAACTTTTTGAAACCTTGCAAGAATTGATTTACGTTAGTTGGTAGTTGTCCTTCTTTAACCATTGCATTAATATACATTTGGAAAAATTGTACAAAGTCATTATTTTGTCCTAATTGGTCTGATAAGTTCCTTGGTACATTTTGAAGAAGTCCTTCAAGTTTTTCAATACCAGACATGAATTGTTTTGTTTCATCTGCTGTAAATTTAGCAGAGCCTGATACATCTTTGTAAGTTGCATTGTCAAAAAATACATTTGGAGATGCTGTAAATGATTGTATATCTGCTCCACCCGATGCTGTCATGTCTGCAAGTGTTTCGCCGTTGTATGTTGTATGAAATATAATTCCTACTTTAGCGGCATCAATTTGTCGTCCTATGTCTGAGTCTTCAGGTACAGCATACGTAATTGTGTTAGGAGTAAATGTAATGTGTGGAACATTATTAAAGTTTTTTCTTACAATGTCATCGTCAGTAAACAATAAGTCTCCTTGTACTACTCCTTGTATGTTTAATTTTCTTAAGTGTACAAGACATTTTAAAAGTTTCTGTCCTAACTCTTCCGTACCATGATTGTTTGCTATATCTTTTTTAGTGTAATTTACTTTAGACTTTTGAGCAAATGCTGATTTAGTTGCAACAAAGAATTTTCCTGTTTCAGGATGTATGCCACATACCAAAGCAGGAGCACCATCCCATTTAACTGAGACAGACATAGCTTCTGATGAGGTACCTTGTAATGTTACTAATAGTCCACGGAAATAATCTATTACAGTCTTGCCGCCATTATAACCATCTGTAATAACAAGATCTTCTATATGTTCTAAATGGGTCCTTTTAAATTCTAATAGGACATCTTCTATTAACATGATTAGTCCTCTTTATATTCACCGTCTTTGATTTTAAGTACGTTGTCTTTGATGTGTTTGTTTTCTTTTATACGAGCAACACTTTTAGTGAATTTATTACGGTCCATATTTTTAATAGAACTATGAAATCGTTTTTCTAATTTATATGCAGTTTCAGGGTCAAAGTTTTCCTTAACATACGACATAAGGCGTATAGCAGAGTCAATGATGTGAGATGCTCTGCTTTCTACCACATTTTCCTTATCTTTAGTAAAGGAAACGTCGGTTAATTCATCTAATAAGCTTCGTATTTTTTTCTGCATATTGGTATTTAAGCAATATTATAACATAGTAATAGCAAAAGTCTATTGCAATTTAATGATTTTATAAAGGAATTACCGGTCCAGCTGGAGCATTTGACTTAAAAGCAAAGTATTCATACTCATTACCTTTAAACCATTCTGCGTATATTCTATTACCTGAATCTAGTTTACAATCCATTACAGTGAAGCCATATTTCTTTGCCCACTCGTAATTTTTTTCAATGGTCCAAGGATAAAATTGTAATTCTTCAACACCTTTCCATGGATGATCTCCTATGCCTGGATTTTGTCTCCAGTATATTCTATCTCCTTTTTTGGTTACCTTTGCTAATTTGGCTAACTGTTGTTCTACATTCTCTTCTGTACCAAAATTTAAACTACCTAATATAAAATATACATTAAACTCTTTATGTAGTTTATAATCTTCCCAAGATACAACTTTATCTGCTTTATCATTTGCAGGATCAATTCCATATATCATCTCTCCCAAGCGTTCTTTAAATAGATTGTATCCACAACCAATATCAAGAATAACATCATCAGGTCTAATTTGTGTTAGTAATGCCCACCCAGAATATTCAAATTTGCTATAATCAGGTTTCCAATTGTCTTTAAAATATTTTAATTCTGTTTCGTTCATATTTTCTTTTTAATTTTTTTTGACAATATTTTTCTTGTCGTGTCTGACATAACGCCAGTTACAACTAACATAGGTCTGGGTTTGTTACTTGCGTTTGCTGTTGCGTGTGGAATGTTCTGCCAATCGAATTTGTGTATATCTCCTGTTCTCCATCTATCAAACTGTTGATTACCATACATTAAGAACTGTCCTGGTTCCCAATCTTGTAGCATAATCATTATCCTTATAACATTTTTAGGATCTGCATCTAAGTCATATAGTTTGTCAATGTGCATATTCAATACTTCACCTGTAAACTGTATGTGTAGTTTAGATTTAACAGGGTCTAATGCAAAAAAGTCTGTCATTCTTTGTAGTGCTGGACATTTAGTAAAGTCTTTGAGTCCTCTGTAAATTGTCATCTTAGGGTCTGCACCTGCTTCGATTAAATCGTTTTCTTCTGCTTGTACATCACCATCTGGTCTTCCTGACCCTTCTCTACGATTACTCCAGTTCAAAGGTTTAGCATCATTAATAACTGTTTGTAGTTCAGTTTGCCAGCCACTTGTAAAACGACCTAGATGTTGCACACAGTCGGTATCCTTGTGCCATTTATTAAAATGATACTCACTTTTTGTTTTTAGTTCTTCCCAATTTGATTTCATGATTCGTCCACGGCCTTTTCGACTTCTGCATCAAAGTCACCTTTTTTAACTTTTAGAATATATTTTTTATTTGAATCCATTTTTTGATAATCGTTTATAATATCATGATTCCATGCTATTGGAAAGTTTAATAATGTTTGTAACGATTTTAAATAATTTTGTCCATATAAGAAAAACAATTCAAATGATATGTAGTGTGTAAAACATAATGAATATAGGTTTTCAAATTGTTCTAATGCTTGTAGTGTAGTATGTCTTTTACGTATTCTGCTTTGCTGGTAATCTAATATAGTTTGTTCTCGTCCAATAATAGCAACTTTTACATCACAATGCTTTTGTGCTTCTGTAATAAATTCTTTGTATTTTGGTGTTTGTGGTTTTTTGTTTTTAAAATAAGGACAACTAATACTGGTTACATATGATTTATTAATATTCCAGGTATAGTCTTTTAACAATGTTGGATCTTCCCAAGCAGATGCAAAAGGTTCGTTATGATGCCCTTGCCATCCATTAAGTGCCATAGGCCATCCTACAACATCTTGATGAAGTGATAATAGTTTTGCAAATAAATGATTACCGGAACCTTGTGGTCCTGTTATTATTAAGAGTTTTGGTTTTGTTTCCATTTGCTTATTGCTAATACTAACACAGCAGAACCAAAGATAGCAATCACTGTTCCTGATAGTGTGTACGGTAATGACTTATATAGTTTACCATATACAAACATAGGAACACCAATAACCACTGCCGTGCTTATACCATAGAACATACCTTGTTCAGTTAGTAGTTTAGGTTTAACAATAGCAATTAAACTTGGCAACCATACTGCCGCTCTTAGTGTTGCAAAGAATAAAAAGATGTATAACAAAGTGATACCAGGTATCTGTGTGATAAGGAATCCTGCTATGGCAAGTATGACCATTCCAATTCTTGCATATTTTATAACAGTCTTATCATCAACTTTTGTTTTGTATTTGTTGTAGATATCATGTCCAGTCATATTAGCAACTGAACTAAATTGTGAATCAAGTATAGCAACAAGTCCTGCGAATACTAAGAACACAAAGAATATACTTGCCCAAGCGGGTAAGAAGTTTGCAATTACAATCGCATTGGTTGTACCTACCATGTTGCTAGGTATCTCCATGCCTGTGCCTGCCGCAACGTATCCAAGTAGTCCCATCATTACTGGAATGATACCAAATACAAATGCCGCAATAATAAATGATTTAAAAACAGATTGTTTGCGAATTGCAAATGCTCTTTGATAGAAACTGTTATCACCCCAAGGTCCACCTAAGTGTCCTAAGAATGCCGCCGCTCCAAATGTAGCAAATACTACCCAGGCTCTGTCAGTGCCAATAATACTAGCACCGTCGCCTCTAATACCACCAAGTCCTGCAACCACAGTATCCCAACCTCCTGCAACATATACCACAGCAGGTACTATTAATATTACTCCAGTCCATACAATTATAATCTTAAACACTTCAGTTACTACTGTCGCTTTAAGTCCTGTACGGAATGAGTAAGTCAAGGCAATCAATGCCATTGCTATTGCTGTGTATGTGAAAGGTATTCCTGTTAATATTTCTAGAGTCTTAGAACCTGCAAGTAAATTAATTGCAAAGGCACACGTGGCCAATATGATCATCTCTATGATGTAAATGTTCTGTACTCGTTTTGAAAATTTCTCTTTTATAAATCCTGAAAATGTAAATCCGTTTGGAAACTGTTCTCTTAACCTATGAGCGAAGTAGGCAAAGAATCCTAGTGTTAAAAAGTTACCCAAGCAGAACCAAAAGTGTCCTACTAGCCCATTAACATAAGCCTGTTGTGTACTAATGAATAGTCCAGGTGCCCATAGCCAAGCCGCCGCTACTGATAGTGATCCTTGAAATGTTCCTAGCTCTCTTCGTGCTACTAGGAATGATGTTTTGTTGTCTGCGTAGCCTCTGCTATACCAATAGGTAAGAGCGAATGCTATAAGTCCGTATACTAATAATATTGTGAATCCTGTGGATTGATTAAACAGTGGTAAATTCATTAATGTCCTATTTGTTGTTGTTTTATATAATTATTTTAATGTTATGTAATATTATACGAAACTGATCTCGAATAGTTAATTAATATTGTTATTTTTTCTCTTCAGAATCTCTAGGACCAGCTCTAAACACTGAACCATGTAGTGTTTCATAGTTAGATAATTTGTCTGATAACTCTTTTACAATTTGTTTATAGTCTGATATTTGAAATTCTAAATTACCAACCTCAGCACAAAGTTTTTTAATTTGTATATCTTTGTCATTAATTTGTCTTGTAAGGTCTAATGGTCCTCGATCATTAAGTCCATTTTGTACTGCTATGTCTACTTCTTCTTTAATACCCATTAGTGTCCTTGTCTTGCGTATGCTTTCCAAGATCTTTTCCTACTTTTGTTCATAGATGCTTTCTTAACACCTTTCCTGTTTCCTTGGGAAGTTCTTTTCTTTTTACCTTCTCTGTGAACAAATGTTGCTAAACTCATATTTTATATTAATATAGTAGACATTTATTTTTGTCAATGCTAATATATTAAATAGTTATATGATCAAGTACCAACTCATTTGCGATTTTGAACATAAGTTCGAAGGCTGGTTCCCCAGCATTAAAGACTTTGAAACTCAACAAACAAAAAAACAAGTAGTTTGTCCAATGTGTGATAGTCCTAATGTTAATAGAGATATTATGTCACCATCTCTTAAAGGAACAAAAAAGAAAAGTAAAACTCCAAGACAACGTGGTAAAAAAGCTATAATAGATATGGCAGGTGGACAAATGGTATTAGGCGGTAGAGCAAGAACCCTATTAAGAAAATTAGAGAAACACGTTACAGATAATTTTGAGAACGTTGGTAAAAACTTTCCTAAAGAGGCACGTAAGGCTATTAAAGGTGAACGAAATGAAGAGTTTTATGGAACTGCTACAAAGAAAGAAGCAAACGAATTAGTTAAAGAAGGAATTGATTTGTTTCATGTTCCAAAGGTTAAAGACAATTAATTTACCATTACCAATCAATAAGGTTGACATTAACAACTTGTTAGTGTAAAATATATTTTATATGACATTAAGAACAATTCTATCGAATCTAACCTTAATGTTAAAATCAACAACTAAGGAGAAAACAATCATGGGACAATCAACACCATACGTTATCTATACTAGAAACTTTAAAACTAGAGCAAAACAAATCGGAGTATTTGCGGAGCCTACTAGAAAGTATCTTGTAGATGGCGAAGTTAACGGCGGAAAAATCAAGTTTAAAAACTTGGCTGTTAAACAAACTAATAGAAAAACAGCGACTAATAAGTTGTTATCTAAAGGTTTAGATTTTACTGTAAATGTACTAGGTATAGCACCTATGTCATCTGCTATAACAATGAAACAAAATATCGTTTCTCTGTTAAAAAAATCTGGCAGAAAAGTTATTAATTACTCTGCGTAATTAATAATATTTGTTAAGTCTAAGGGCGATCGTAGGTTATATGCCATGGGTCGCCCTTTTTCATGACCGTAAATACGTATATGAAGACTATTCACGTAGAAGCCAGTACCTATTGTAATGCACGATGTCCGTTGTGTCCTAGATCCTTAAAAGGTTATAAAGTACCAGGAGTTTATCCTGAGGTACATTTATCAGTAAGTAAATTTCAAGAATGTCTTAAACAATTTCCTGATAGAACTTTTGTTTATTTTAATGGTAACCTGGGAGATCCTATGATGAATCCAAACATTATAGAATTAACAAAGCAAACTAATTGTAGAACAATGATTACGACTAATGGTAGTATTGGAACACAAGAAACATGGACTGAATTAGCAAGACGTAAAGTTCAAGTTATGTTTAGTATAGATGGATTAGAAGATACAAATCATTTGTACAGACAAGATGTAGAATGGAATAAAATTATGGATAGAGTAAAATGGTTTATTGATGCTGGTGGGTTTGCTACGTGGAAGTTTATATTGTTTCGTCATAATATGCATCAAGTTAAACAAGCAGAGGAATTGTCTCAACAATTAGGATTTGGTAGATTTCAAGTTGATGATCATGGACGTAATTATGGACCTGCATTAGATAAAGATGCAAACGTTACTCATTGGATATTACCTGCAGATGGTTCACTTGAACCAAAGCCTTACTATGTTAAGGGAGGTATTGAGAGATATAAAGAAACACACGAAAACTTTTTTCCTGAAGAGAAAGTTTATGATATTAATTGTGAACACGAACAAGATAACAGTGTTTACATTGATGCACAAGGTAGAATAGGTCCGTGTTGTTATCAAGGATTTGATTTACCAGGTAAGCCTTTTAAAAAGTTAAATGATTTTGTTAAGTTAAAAGAAACTTGGACTACGAAAAAATGTAATTTTGTATGTGCAATGAGTTGCGGTACTTAATTGTGTCGCCCTTTTTTCTATACAACCATTAAGTTAATTGACAGCTTAACACTATTATTATATAATAAACGTATATTATGGCATATCATAATGCAAATATACCTGTAATTGAATGTTATGTTCGTGGAAATTATCTACGAGATCAAAAAGATTCTTTTGACAAGTATTACGAGTGTAGAATATTTGGTGTTACTAGCCTACCAGGACAGGTTCCTTTGTTTCATTTCTTAATGACCGATGGTGGTATATGGTGGAAGGCTCCTATTTCTGCATTTTGTAAAAAAGAAGGTGTAAAAGAATTACCTTTAAATGAATTATGTATGTGGGATTCGTTTAGTTATAATATATCAGTTACAACCTTTTATCAATTAGCAGATATTAAAATGATTTACTTCTCAAGACGTAAAGTAAAAAGATCAGGCAAATATTTGTTTACATTAGATTGGACAATAGGAGACTTTAATGAATTGAACTTTGGTTATGCAGATGTACCAGGCCAACATAAGTGTGGACACGTTATTGAATTAGACGATGGTAATTATGCAATCCAACCTAACAATAGATTAAAAGTATTTGAAACTGAATTTGTAGATACTCCAGATGAAAATCTTGTAGACCGTTTAGTTAATACACACAACTGGTCTGTTGAAACAGATGAAAAATGGATAGTCACAGAAAAAGAACCTGGTAGTTTTGATTATGATTTTAAAGAAAAAACTAAAGACTAGAATAAATGACTACTGTCATCAATAAATATTGCACCTAATTGAAAATAAGGATTAGTTCCTTCAGCGTGTTTGTCATCATGAGCCGTTTTAAATTGTGCATAGTGACCATCAGCAGTAGCATCGTTTTCTATTTTCCAATCTCTAGTCATTTTTAAACCTTTGTCGCTATCAACTAATGCCCATTCTTGTCTATCACAGTGTGTATCAAATCCTGCTAAAATATCAGGACCGAAAATGTCTCGTTTAGCTTCATCTACTGATGCCCATGTTATCATTGGAGCAACGGCTTCAGCATAAGCTGATTTACTTCCGGCTGAGTGTTTAGGAACTAAATCTGCTAATACGTCTTTGTAATTGTTCTTAACAACGTCGGCATCGTCGGCTTCGTTTCTGTATGTAAATGAATCTGCATCTTTCCAACCTCTTGCACCGTCATCATTTAAACCATTTTCAAAAGCCGTAAAAGTTATACTTCCTGTATTAGATTGTCCGGCAACTGCCACAAATGCATCTGCATCACCGTGTTTATAAAAAATTTTTGTATCTTTGTTTACACCCATTTTTGTCTCCTGCTAATATTTATACTTATTTACCATAATAAACAACATTATCGGCCTTAGGATATGTTCTCCATGGGTCAAATATTATAGTGTCATTATCTGCTGTTATTTTGTCTGTTTCGTGTACTCTTACAATCACATCTACTTTAGTATACAGAGGCCACTGTGCCCACGTTCCTTGTACTATTTTACCACCATGCTTATTAACGTAATATTGCACAAGTAATGAGTATGACCCATCAACTAATGTTGTGTTAGGTTTGTAAGTATCTGATGTAAAGTGTATATTTTTACCGTGTTTTAGTATTGTTTTTGCCATATTCTCTGCTTGTTTTTCACGAGCAGACATTATACTTTCAAATAAATCATAGCCTAAGTCTAGTTCTTTAGCTAACCAACGTAGGGCAATATTATCTCGTGGATGACAAGCACCCCCATCTCCCATACCAGCTTTCATATATGATGTACCAGTAATTCTTTGTGTGCTTTTTGCTAATGCTTTCGTTACAACATCGACATTAATGTTGCCTAGCTTGTTAGAAACATCTTGGATCATATTAACTAATGCAATTTTGTTACTAATAAATGTATTGTAAAATATTTTAATTGCTTCTGCTTCTTCCCAAGTACCAAACTCGACACGTGGTTTATTATCACAAATCATTGTGTAAAAGTTTAATAGATTTTGTGCTCTAGTGGCAGTAGCTTTAATACCTTTCATAGTTCCAACAATAATCATCTCAGGGTTAAGCATATCCCAACCTACAGAACCCATAGCAATTAAGTAAGGATTGTAGATTAGTTTAGTGTTTGTAACTAGTGGAGCAAGTTCTCTTCTAATAGTTCCAGGTAGTACTGTTGATATTAATGCAAGGACTTGTTCTTGTCTAATGTGTTTGTTGCATTCTTTTAAAACTTCTTTTACTGAATTATAGTTAAAGTCTTTAGGAGGGAGATGGCTAGTAGGTGATCGTCCATCATA